TCACGATATAGGTCGCAGTTCGAGTTGAATCTTGCTCGAACATTGACAGAAAACGCAGTACCCTTCCGGTACGAAGAAACAAAATTCCAATACATACCCGAACCACGCAACTATACTCCAGACTTCTACCTAGAAAAGTCAGACATCTACGTTGAAGCAAAGGGTCACTTGACAAAAGATGACAGAGTTAAGATGCTACTTGTCAAGAAACAACATCCCAAGCTAGATATTCGTTTTGTATTTCTTCGAGCATCAAATAAGATTTACAAGGGTAGCAAAACAACGTACGCTGCTTGGTGTGAACGACATAATTTTATCTGGGCTGAAGGCTCAATTCCAACAGATTGGTATGAAAAAAATGGCAGACGATAGCGATATCCAACAGAGTATGGAAGCCCTGTCTCTTTTACCGGACAGGTATTACATCATTCTTCGTTCTACTGGAGACAATGAGTTTACCCTGTCAGCGTACGACACCACAAGCAAGACGTACGAAGAGGATGAAGATTTCGATTCGGCTATGGTAATACAAGAGGGTGCACTAGATATGATTCGTATGCACACCGACGAGGTTTACGACAGGGGTGTTGCTGCGATACAGTTTAGGTTGGTAGGTCAGGAGATGATTGAAGAGGCAGAGATCACTGACCCTAAAGCCATCAAAGCAGTTGAAGGAAATGTAGTTAAAGTAGACTTTGGGACGAAACAATGAAGCTAGATGAATACCAAATGAGAGCGGAAGACACCTCGATATACCCCAACGAATACGCTATTGTGTACCCTGCGCTGGGTTTAGCTGGGGAAGCCGGTGAGGTAGCGGACAAGGTAAAGAAGATCATTCGTGATGGAAAGCCTGAACTTTTTTACAAAGATGATATTGCAAAGGAACTAGGAGACGTGTTATGGTACGTTGCAATTCTTGCAAGAGACTTAGGATACAGCTTAGAAGAGGTAGCGCAGCGCAACTTGGACAAGCTAGAGGATCGCAAGAACCGCGATATGTTGCAGGGCAGCGGAGACAATCGATGAGACACGAAGCATACATGAAGACGATGGAAGATGAAAACGAACAGGCTGGTAAGATGGCCTATGGGGGAGTAGATCTTGTCAATAATCCGCCACACTATAATCAAGCAGGTATTGAGTGCATCGACGCAATCGAGGCGGCGTTGTCTCCAGAAGAATTACGAGGATACTACAAAGGTAACATCCTCAAGTACACATGGCGAGAAAGATACAAAAACGGAGACCAAGACCTTTCCAAAGCCAGATGGTACACAGACAGACTATTAACAATTAAAAACCGACACGAAGAGGAATAAGAACATGAACAACATGTTGCCTACACCATACCAACAATTCATTCACAAGTCGCGCTATGCACGTTGGATCGAAGACGAGCAGCGCAGGGAGAACTGGGATGAGACTGTATCCCGATATATTTCTTTTATGGATTCTTATGTGCACGACAAGCACGGCTATAAGCTGGACAGTTCACTGAGAAACGAACTCGAAGAGGCTATCCTCAATCTGCGTATCATGCCTTCTATGAGAGCAATGATGACTGCTGGTCAAGCCCTAGACCGTGACGCAGTGTGTGGCTACAATTGTAGCTACATTCCTGTAGATAGCCCTCGTGCGTTCGATGAATGTATGTATATTTTGATGTGTGGTACAGGCGTTGGTTTTAGTGTGGAGAGAGAAAATGTCGATAGGCTACCTACTATATCTGATAATTTTAATAAGTCCGATACTGTAATTAAAGTAGGGGATAGCAAACCGGGATGGGCAAAGGCACTGCGCGAGTTGATTGCGTTGCTCTATGCAGGACAGATTCCTTCGTGGGATGTGTCCGGTGTTCGGGCTGCAGGGGAACGCCTGAAGGTTATGGGTGGTCGTGCAAGCGGACCACAACCTCTTGTCGATCTGTTTAACTTTACTGTTGAAATATTCAAGAAGGCACGTGGTCGCCGTCTGTTTCCAATCGAGTGCCACGATCTCATGTGCAAGATTGGGGAAATCGTAGTCGTAGGGGGTGTTCGTCGCTCTGCTCTGATTAGCCTGTCAAACCTTAACGACGATCAGATGGCACACGCCAAGTCTGGCATGTGGTGGGAATCTGAGCCGCAACGTGCGTTGGCAAACAACTCAGTTGCCTACAAGACAAAGCCTGAGATGGGTACGTTCATGCGTGAGTGGCTTGCCCTGTACGATAGCAAGTCTGGTGAGCGTGGCATGTTCAACCGTGAAGCAGCCGACAAACACGTTGCTCGTAACGGTCGTCGTGAGACAGGTCACATGTGGGGAACAAACCCATGTTCTGAAATCATCTTGCGTGGTTACCAGTTCTGTAATCTGTCTGAGGTAGTTGTTCGTGAAACCGACTCCCTTCAAGACCTTAAAGATAAGGTACGCTTGGCAACAGTCTTGGGAACCCTGCAGTCTACCCTGACGGACTTCAAGTACCTTCGTAACATCTGGAAGAAGAACACGGAAGATGAGCGTTTGTTGGGTGTGTCCCTGACAGGCATCATGGATCATCCGCTTCTTTCAAAGAACGTGGATAGCAAGCGTTGGCTAGAAGAGATGCGGGAAACCGCTGTCGAAACAAACCGACGCATTGCAGAGGAGATTGGTATCCCTGTTAGCGCAGCAATCACCTGTGTCAAGCCATCAGGAACCGTATCGCAATTGGTAGATGCAGCGAGTGGCATCCACGCACGACACAACGACTATTATATCCGCACTGTTCGTGGTGACAACAAAGACCCCCTGACGCAGTTCCTGATCGAAACCGGCGTACACAACGAGCGTGATATGATGAAGCCAGACTCTACGACTGTCTTTTCGTTCCCGATGAAGTCGCCTGACGGTGCAGTTACACGAACTCAGATGACAGCTATCGAGCAGCTAGAGTTGTGGAAGACCTATGCCTTACATTGGTGTGAGCACAAGCCATCTGTTACCATCACGGTAAAGGAACACGAATGGATGGAAGTCGGTGCGTGGGTATACGAAAACTTTGACGTTGCGTCTGGTGTCTCGTTCCTTCCTCACAGTGACCACACCTATCAACAGGCTCCGTATCAGGACATCGATGTGGATGAGTATAACGAGTGGATGCAGACCTATAAAGATGTCAAGATCGATTGGGAAAAGCTGACTGACTTCGAGAAAGAAGACAACACCAGTGGATCACGTGAGTTGGCTTGTACTGCGGGTGTCTGTGAAGTAGTGGACTTGAACGCAGCATGAGTAAGTTGGTTTGGAAGCGGGGTGACGGTTGGGTTCAATACAACCCACCCCGCAGCCATCCCAGCTATGCGGAATGGCAGAAACTAAAAGAGAAAGAAGCCAAAGAAGGAGAAGGCAAGTGAGTTGCTGGCATTGTAAAGGTGAAATGATTTGGAACAGTGATGTTGACTTAGAAGACAATAATTACTATTCTATGATTACGTTTCTGGAATGCAAAGACTGTGGGTCAGAGGCAGAATTTTGGTTACCTAGAGAAAAGGAAGAAAGTAATGTCTGAAGAACAAAAAGACATCATCGTTATCGATGGAACAGAATACGAGTTTGACACCCTAGAGGACAAACAGAAGTACATCGTCAATCAGATTCGTGATTTGAATGTTAAGGTTGCACAGGCGCAGTTTGGTATAGACCAACTACGTACGGCACAATCAGCCTTCACAAACATGTTGGTTTCGTCTGTAAAGGAAGAGTCTGTTGATACAAATCAAGATAACGCCTGATATTATTTCTCGTGCCAAAAAGAAAGCTGCCTCTGTAGGTAATCTACAGGGCAGCATCACGGGCAGTCTCAGCAATGTGGTTGGGGCAATCGGAGAAATAATCGTTGAGGAGTACGTCGGCGGTGAGCCTGTCAACAGTAAGGACTTTGACCTGTTGATAGGAAACCGACGTGTCGACGTAAAGACCAAGCGGTGCAATACCACACCATCCCCGAACTATGATTGCTCTGTTGCAGCGCACGGATCGAAACAAGACTGCGACAGCTACGTCTTTGTCCGCATCCTTACAGACCACAGCAAGGCTTGGATCTTGGGAGAGATATCAAAAGAAACGTTTTATAAAAAGGCTACACGATACAACAGAGGGGATGTCGATCCGGCAAACAGATTCACATTTAGAGCCGACTGTTACAACCTAGCAATTCAAGAACTAGAGAACGTCAATGGCAAAGAAGCAGCACAAAGCTAATCTATTTCAATTTACAGCGTACCTAAAACAAGACGGCAATATCGAACTGAATATGGATGGCGTTACGCCAGAAGATTTAGAGTCCGTAATGAATTCAGGGATGCCAGAGTATGAAGGTGCACACTCTATAGCATCCCTGCTTAGATATCTCAGATCGATGGGAAATGAGATGTTGGATAAATCGAGACAGTATATTTAGGCAGCAGCCTTTAGCTTGTCGATTTCAGCATCCACTTTTTCCTTGATTGATTCGAGGTATTGTAGACGCTTAGTATCCGCATCTTTTTTCATTTCTTTGATTACAGCTTCGCTAACCACATAAACTGGGCTACGGCTGTACATGTCTAACAAATCGAACAACATAGTTATCTCCTTTTAGTTGTCGTTGATTACCGGAGATATAGTTTGTGTTCACAGAAAGTCAAGACTTCTTGTGTTCCTTAATTACCTCAAATCGTGCATTCAAGAACGAACCCCGATGACGCTTGTAGCCGTCTTTGGGGTTTTTCATTAGGACAAACTCCTTGCCCTTTTTCATCCAGTGGTAGCCCTCTGGTGCACGAATAACCTTCCTAGCCACGAGTCTTTGCCTTTCCGCCGTACATCAGTTTAACACCACGACCTTTCAAGATATCCTTCTTGGTAACCTTGCCATCACCTGTTAGATCAGGGAAAGCTTTACCACCCTCTGCCATATTCATGGACATACCCATAGGTTGCATCTGGGTCGGTTTCTCTTGTTTCTGTGGTTGCATCATAGGCGCAGACTGCATCATCCCACCCATCTGTGCTTTTTTACGGGGCTTGGTTGCTGTACCACCGTACATCATTGGCTTGCGACGAGACATACCACCATACATCATACCCTTGCGTTGTCCGTTGTTATACTGTTTCATAGTAAATTCCTTTTATCTATGGCATTACTTTGTATTGTTCAGCCTGTGTCATTTCCGCTTCCATTGTAGCCGCATACAGTTCTTCTTGAGGTACGAATGCAGGGGCTAAGTCACCAGTCTTTGCAATCTCTCGTGCAACAAAGGCTTTGGCTATTATGCCAAAAGTTTTTAATTCTTCCTGCGTTACTTCTCCGGGAGTGTTTAGGACTTTTTGCATTATCCGCGCTGCTTCCTTGTCGGTTGCAGCCAAACTCAAAGCGTTGACGTTGCTTTGTGACATCAGGCGAACTGCAAATTCTGCCGCCACGTACGTTGGGCTAACCATTCCACGAGCAATGTTGAATGCACGACTGATTAGTTCGTTTGGTGAGATACCACGAATTTGCCCCTTCGGTTTGAAAGCGACAGCGGCTGCACCAGAAGCGTACAACATGTACTCACCGATATCCTGCATAAAAGCAATATGATCGTCGTCCATAAACTCTTCTAGAATTGCAGTTACATTTGGATTGTCTAGATCAGACACAATGGTAGCAGCCTCTGTCATGGTTTCAACGGTACGCTTTTGACCATCGAGAGCCTTAAAGGTAATCTGTTGATTTGGTGCTACCCCTGCTCTTGCAATCAAACCATTGGTCATCATGTAGGTCATACCCTGACCAAATTCTCTGATGGCTTCTTCTTCAGACATTCCGCCGTCCGTCATAGCTTTGACGAAATTTGCTTTTAAGTTTCGAACAAGAGTGATATCATTATTCAGGATGTAAGTTTCGTAGAACTTCTTGGGGTCTTTCATCTGAGCAAGTTCTTCAAGTTGATTGACAGTACGTTTTTGTAAACCTACAGCCTCTTGAGCAATCTGACCCATGTCACCAACCTTACCGTTTACTTCGTCAATAAATTCTCCGTACTGCTTACGAGCACTCTGACTAACAGAAAGAATTTGTGTGATGTCTTGTTCTGCAGCAATCATATCATCTAAATCAAACAAAAGCTTTGGCTTTGCCGGACCATCTCCGTCCTTGACCATGATTGTTATTGCTGGGGCAACTCTTTCAGACAAGTTACGAGCCGCCATAAAATTGTAAGTTCCTTTTGGAAGGTCGCCACCTAGAACATTTTGTCTAACGGCTTCAGATAAACCAGCCTCTTTTGCTTCTGCCCAGTACTCATACAGATTAGCTTTTACAAGATTGGCTACATTCTCTAGCTTTGCCCTGCCCTTTTCAGTGGTTACATCAAATACAATGTTGCCTGTTTCATCACGATCACCCCAGAAACGAGTAAGATCATCCACTAAAACCTTGACATTATCCGCTGATTTTGCTTTTCCCTCGATGGCATCTTTGATCGCTATACCCAAATCTTCGTGCCAGTTCTCAGGCTCCATACCAAGTCTATACGGACGCTTGTATCCACCGGGAAGCTTAGTTACAAATTCTGGACCAGTGGCTGCTCCAACAATCTGATTTCCTTTACTACCAGAACGAGTAGGATCGAATATTAAATCGCGGTAAGTATCTCGTGCTGTTTGTACGGCTTCCCACACTTCTGGTATGGCCTTCAAAGAATTTTCCATGTCACTTGCAGCATCGTTAAACGGTTTTGCTGATGCGTCATCCGCTTTTGACATACCCATCTTCTGGAAGTGACGACGTACTTCTTCAACCTCAAAAGGTTTGGCAGAAAATGGAGAGAATTCACTGCCCTCTTTCTGGGAGAAATGTAAAGCAATGTCGATGAAAGATACCTGATCACCTAAGTAGTCAGGGTTTGCTGCTCCATCTGCAAGGTTCTTTGTCGTAACAAATTCAACCAACTCTGACAGATCATCTTGGTCGAGTCCCATATTTTTAACAAGAGACCGCTGTGCCATATCATTAAAGGCATTTTGTGCCATCTTACCAGACCGACTAGAAAAGAATTCGCTTCCGGCACTAAACAAACCGCGCAGTTGAGTCGCATCCATATCCTTCTGTTTGGTTACAAAAGACAGAACTGCACCAGAGATATCTATATCCCTGTCACCAATTGCTTTGTCTGCATCCGCATAAGCATTTCGTGCGAGAGCATATATCGTTGACATGTGAGAGTCGTATATATCTTCTTGCAACCGACCCAATTCTTTACGATATTCTGGGGTTCCGCGCATGTCAGAGATAATTCTAGCACGGTCGTTTAGACGTTTAGAAACGTCCGTTGCAGTTTGCATGATAATCTCACGCTGTTGTTCGATGTTTTCCCGCGCACCGGGAACCAAAGCAATCTCTAATTCAGCGAGATTATTTACAAGGTCTTTATCGATATCAACCGACGGGTCAGATAAAACGTTGGTTTTGTATTCACGCAGAAGCCCAAGATATTCAGTCTTCCGTTTTACAATATTCATCCGCTCCTGATCAGCAGCCGCTTGGAAGTTATTTACCCAGCCAGCTAGAAACTTTGTATCCTCTGTGTCGACACCAGATTTCTGTGCAATCATTTCCCGCAAACGTGTTATGCCAGCTTGGGCAATATCTAAACTTGCTTCACTTTGCAACTGGAAAGAAACAGCATCCTTGATAGACTCGCCGGAAACATTCTTTAAAGAACTAAATTCTAGAGCCTGCAAAGGAGCAAGACCAGAGATGTGACCAAAAGATAGGCGGAATATTTGTTCAGCTTCGTCGCGCATTTCGCCTTCATCAAACCGACTTACGATTCGATCACGAAGTTCGTTGTAATTTTCAATCGAACGGAAGACTGCTTCGCGTTGCTCGTTCGGCAAACCCTTCATAATCTTGTCGAGCATTTTAAAGGACTGAACTTCTTCTCTTGCTAGTGGACGACCTAAAGTTGCCTCTAGTTCAGCAAGGCTTCTGTTCACGAGTAAACCTTTCGGAAGCATGGGTAGATTTTCAATCATCTCAACCATGTTCATTCCGATTACACCTGCGTTACCACCCGTAAAAAAGTTAACAACTTTAAATGGTGCAGCTACAGTCTTTTTTATAATAGGCCGACCAACAAAAGCAAATGAAAGTGCGCCTAATACTTCTCCCGTACCTTCGTCTAAACCGATCTGCGGAAACAGGTTGTAACCAGCCGTTTGACCGATAGCAATGATAGACTCGTCAACAAGCAAGTTGAACATGTACGGATTTTTTGCCCCACCAAACATAATTCTATTACGCCGACTTTGCAAAGCGTCTAGTTCACCTTGAATAACTTTTATTTTGTTTGGTGCTTTTTCTGCTCGTAAATCCTTTGCTTTTTCTGCAATTCGTTTGTCTAGATTAAACAGAGCAGAACGTGCGCTTTCGTTAGCTTCTACGGAACCGATAGCACCGCGATTATTAAATGTTGTACCAATTCTAGCCGTAGCTTTTCTCCACTCACGGGTGAACATGTTAGACTTTTCGGCTATTTCAATTTCGCGAAGGGCCGTAACAGGGTCCATATCAGCATACTTAGGATTTTTCTTTGATTCCCTTGCTACTTTAGCTAATTGACTTTTACCTTTTTGTAGGTGCAGGATACCAAATCCAGATGTTACTGGGGCGTTCTGCAAAAGAAAAGATATGCCTTGTTCTGTTGGGGCGAGTTCGTTGAACCCAAAATCCAACAGTTCCTGTCCCATTCCAGATGGAATGATTGGAGATTCGATTTTGCCAAGCCCTTCTAACTCAGGCTGATAGTCACGCTCGTATACGTCCTGACCATATCTTTCAATAAATTTTTCTTTTATAAAATCGTTTATAGAGCCTTCGTACGTTGCACTAACCCCAGCCTCATCTAAGAGGTTACGATATGATGCAAAGGCTCCAGCTACGGCTGGTTGACGCTTTGCCCACGCCTCTGAAAACGAAGGAACCTCAAAGCCAAACATACTAGGAGTTGATTCAACTACTGCCGGAAGAACATACTGACCCAATACCTGAATGTAGTTTGGGATGTTTCCAGCGAATCTAGCTTGCTCACCAAGCTGCCGTCCTGTTTCCTTAAAAAACTCGCCTGTACTGTAGTGGTCAATCAGCAGATCACGCACACGTGGATCGACAACTTTGCTGTCCAAAAATGAAAAGAAAGCCTTGCGATTTTCTACGTAATCACCCATCACATCCCGCTGACTATCCGTCAAGGTTTCAGGAAGATCCGTTTCTAGTTCACCAGTTGCGGTTCGCTTGACACCAGCAATTGGTTGCGTTTCCTGTGTACTAGGTAGGTTAGCAACATCGATTCGGCTGCGGATAAACTTTTCTGCCTTTTGATCGCCACCAATAGCAAGGTCGATAGTTGCTTGGGGTATTTCCAGTTTTCCAATTACGTTGGTTTTACCAGATATAATATCTTCGTAGGAAGGTATTTCTACGGGTTTAGGCTGAAGCATAGCTGCTGCTTCATCCCGCATACTCACAGGAAGATTAGCTGTTGGAACTCTTGGTTGTGGAAAAGTCTGAAGTTCAGCCATAGATTAAACACCCATTTCAATTAGGACATACCGTCCGTTAACCACTTTGTACGTGCCAGAAAGTACTTCTTTCGTTTCTTTATTCCGAAGAGTAAATCCACTCATGGTATTTCCGCCAGTCGGTTCAACCGTCTTAGGGTCGATACTGCCCGTAGGAGCGTTTTGGGGAGCAGGTTGTGGAGATTCTACCACTGGTGCTGCGGTTGATTCGTTTCTTTGTATATTGGTTTCTGGTAGCGGACCTGTTCCTTGTCCTTGTGGGGCGGCTGATTGAGCCGGAGCAACAGGAGCAGAAGGTTGAACAGTCTGGCTACTTTGTTGGGCTTTGACTTCTACTGGGTTGCCTTCTACATCAATGTAGATATTTCCACCGTCGTTATCTGTGACAGGAATACCCCCAGACAGTGCGGGAAACACGGGTCTTCCGTCTATGCTGATATATTGTGTAGATGGTGCTTGGCCTGTTGGTGGATCGTAGGCTGGTGCCATAGTACCATCTGCTGATTCTATGTACTGTGCAAAGCTGCCCTGACCACCCAGAGCCTTCTTAGACAACTTATCAATACCGACGATTCCCTTAATTAGTTTCTTGGATGCAACAGTTGCTTTTCCTGAACCTGTCCCAACGGTTTCTATGATTGCACCGTATCGTGCTTTTTTGGTTTCGAAATCTGAAATAGCAACTCTCAAACGAGCCTTCATTGCAGCCGGTGTATCAAAATTTTGACCAAGACGAGCAAGTTGGTTTTCAATGTCTTGGTTAGACAGTCTACCTGACGGATCAGCAGCACGTGCCATCTGGAATGCAAGAGATATACGAAGAGCTTCAAAGGCTGCGTATCTTGCGCCAGCTTGCTCTAGGGTTTCTCCTTCTTTCCGATTTAGTTTTCCGCGTTCACGAGCCATTTCAATTTTATTATTTAAGCCCGATACATAACTGTCTGTCAAGAACCTATAGGGTTCACCGGTTTCAGGATCTATTCTTCCTTTCAAAGCTGCAGCCTCAGAATCGCTTCTTATGTCCGCAGCCGGAGCAAAAGCACTAACAGTTGATCTTGTTATTTTTGTGGAATTATCGGCAAGGGCTGTAAATATAGCCCCAACAGATGCAAGCTTGCCTTTAATTGAATCGAGAACAACCGGCGCGTCAAATTCGGTTTCTGCCATGTTGAGCAAACCATATATACCTGTGTCACCGCCTTCTGTCCCTAAAACTTCAGTTAGTTCCATGTTAGCCGCTTCAATTTTTCCGTAGTCGGATTCTTTAGCGGTTTGTCCAAATAACTCTCGCGCAGAAAACAAACGGTTTGAAATTGACTCGTCAACATAGTCGAAGTTAGTATCTGGGTCCCAGTTTTCTACTTCTTGAAATGCTCCGAACACATAGGCGGCACCTATTGCGCTACCGTTTGTTTTTTCAATGATGGTGTTGAGGAGTGTTGCAGCATTTTCCTGTGTCATGCTAGAGATAGCAAGGGCTTTGGTAGGAAAAACCAACCCTTTATCTGAAAAATCTTTTGCAATGTCTCGTGCAGCGTTGAACCACGACTGACGCTCTGCTTTGGTAGCCATACCAGTTTGCTCAGTGTACTTGGCCCAGACATTTGGTAAATTTTCAAAGTCAGTTCGAAGAGAGTTTCCAAGTGTATTGTAGCCTGCTTCATACTCACCAAAGCCGCTGGCAACAATAACGTCTGTAGGATTAGTAGGACTTACGTATGCCGGTTTACCGTTGGTTTCACCGTACGCTCGACTTAAAGTACTATAGTTTTCGTCTCCTGTACGCTGACGCATGATTGTGTCAAACTCTTGAATACCTCTCAAGATAGATGTGTCAATCTTAATTTCTTTGCCGCCCTGCTTGCTTTTTGCAAAATCGTTGAGGATACGGCTTGCATGAGCAGTATATAGGCTTTGAAGTCCAGCTACTTCTGCATCGTCTGCCTCTAGAAGCATGTTTCTATTTTTTGTGTTTCCAAGAAGCTGTGAGTTCATATCTGCAATAGCACCGTAGCTATCGCCCAAAGAACTAAACTTTCTAACGTCAACATTAAATCCAAATCTGCCCACTTTTGATTCGTATGCGCTGGCTTTGGTTATAGCACCTTGCATCTTTGCAAGATCCAAATCTATCCCGTCGGTTGCGCGACCAAACATATCAATAGGCTCACGCTCACTGAATTTTTGACGAGCGGATTTAATCAGAGGAAATATGCCGCTGGTATCTTTCTTAGGATCAAAGCTTGCTTGAATTGCCAATTCTTCAATTCTGTCAACTTTAGCCTGTTCAGCTAAACGTCTTGCTTCTTCTTTTTCAATGCTCTGTGTGAAGCCCTTGATAAGGCCAGTAGCGAATGCTGCACCAATACCCATCTTATTCAGCCTCTTCCATCTGTTTCATGTTCATAAAGCTTTCTGGCTCCGGCTCATCCGGTATGTAGCCACGCCGAATTTCCTCGTTAATCTGTTCGCTAACATACGCAAACATGCTAGGATTGTTTTGCTTCATCATCTGGAAGAATGTATCGTCGTCCATTTCATCACGCTCTAGTTCGTCGTCGTTCTCAAAGAAACGATACGGAATACCTTCCTCTTCTGCCATCCCAGCGATTACCATTGCAAGAGGACCCTTCATCATCACGCCAACATCAGGGTTAAACCGACCCTCTTGGAACCCCTGCATGATATATCCTTCGACAAGCACCTCGACAGAGGCACCGACGATTAGCATCTTCATCATTTCGCGTTTGACTTTTTTTACCTTGAGGCTGGCTATAGCTCTGTTCAAGGCCTCTTCTGCATCGACGGTTTGAGGGGGCTGACCCCAAGCGTAGTTTTGATTGTCTTGTGTTAGGCTATATCCCGGTGGTACTCGTGCGAAGGGATCTTTCGCTTCGATGCTTCCACGCATAGGCTGATCTTGTGCTATTCTCATATGCCTACCTCACCTTTCAATGTCGCCTCTGCAAGGACTTTTGTTTTGCGTCCAGACCGAACAGTAGGGGTTACCTCTTGTCCTGCTGCTGCACGTAGGTTTTGAAGATGTGGGTTTTGGGAATTGTACAGGGCTTCCCAATATCGTGATACCTCTGGGTTTTGATATAGACGCTGTTGCATTTCAGGCATCTGGACCTGACCGACTGCTGTACCGCGAGTCAATTCCTTTATAGTACGTGCTCTTTCTATTTCTGGTGCTTGACTAAATAATTGAGCGTCCTTGCCTTTTGATTCAACCCAAGCTTGTGCACCCTTCTTGATAAATCCCAGAGCGGTTGAGGAATCGTACAAACCGGCATCTTCGTCAGCAAACATGTCTGCTGGATTGCTGCTTCTTCCGCTCCCAAACAACGAACTTCCGAAAGTCCATGCCGTGCTAATAGCATTACCTAAACTAAATATTTTATCAAGCATCTATTTTCCTTACTTAGCGTTTGCAATCCACTTGGTAATCCAGTTTCCAACTCCGGCAGCTAGGTTGTCTTTTTGCTGCTGATCGTAGATTTTCTGGCTGTTAGCAAATTCCATCGCCATGATACCAATCTCATGTTGACGCTGCAGTTGTGACTCCCCTTTTTGAAAGTTCCACGCTGCACTGTCGCGATACTGTTGCCACAGATTATTCATTGCATTTTGTGTTGCATTAAAAGTGTTCTGAACGTTTTGGCGGTTGGCTTCGTTAGCGGCTGCAGTATTTGCCGTGTTTACTTGTCTGCGCCACTGAACGTTGGATTGATCTACAGCAAATTGCATGTTTGCGTTGAACTTGTCACGGGCATCGTTCATAGAGGCATTGAACTGGTTCATTGCGTTGGCTTCACCTGCGTTAAACTGCTCCATAGCAGCGATACGGTTAGCGTTTGCTGTCTCGACCTGACTGCCCAACTCAGCAAAGAATTGCTCAACTTGCAACTCGTTCTTTGCGTTGAACTGCTGACGGGCGTTTTCTTCAGCCGCATCTTTGAAAATACCTTGAGTCAGGGCGTTGTACGAAAGGGTATTGGCCTGCTGTTGTGCGTCAAGGTTCTTTGTTTCGGTAGCAAGAAGAGACTGTGCGTTCGTCACTGCAGAGGTCAGACGGGCACTCAAGTTTGCCTTGTCCATTGCCGCAAAGGTTGCAGCGTTGGACAGAGCCATCTGCTGTTCATTGTTCAGGTTTGCAAGCTGAATCGTTGCGTACTTCTTTGCGTCGTCTGCTGCAATTGTGATTCCAGATTCCAAGACAGCCTGAGTCATTGCTGCTGCAGCCATCGAACTGCCGCCCAATCCACGTGCCTGCATAATACCGCCGATTTTACGAACGGCAGGAGCAGCCCACGGGGGCATCGGCTGACCTTGCTGGATGCTTTTCATAAGCTGACCAAGCTGATACTGGGTGGTAGCCCGTTGGTCTAGCTGCTGAGTTGCTGCTGTGCCGATTGCTCCTGCAGACGGACCGGCTTGGACACCAGTCATGTCAACCTGTACAGGCTGGGTGATCTGAGCAGCTTGCATCGTTCCTATCTGGGGGGTTACCTGCGTGGTAGTTGCGACTTGGCCTACTCCGGGAGCAGGTTTGGTAGGAACATAAGGTAACATTTGATAACCGCCAATAGGTGGCGGGATTCCCGGAAGTGACGGACCCGGTATGGGTGCTAATGTAACACTGGGAGTAGTTGCAGGAGTAGGTACTTGAGTACCGGCAGTGCCTTGTATTTCATTCGGATCAATCGTCTGTTTTACAGGTACTGCGGCAGGAATACCCGCTCCGGCAAGCGCACCTACTTCCTGTTGCAATTGCTGATCTGTAGTAATCGTCGCCATAGCTTATCCTTACCTTTTATCCAAAGCTTTATCTAGCTTATCTTCTACGCGGTGCAAGGCTTCCATGACACGGCGCATATCATCGCGAACATCCATACGAGTAGCGTATTCTTCGCGAGTCTTGTTTAACAAGATTTCGATGCGCTTCTGCTCTTTGTTTACGCCGCTTGCCCACCAAGCACCACCTGCAAGGATCAAACCGACGAGCATGTCTATGAGGTTGTGCATTTCCATCGTTATGCGTAGGGGCTATCGCCAAGTACACTTGTATCCCAAGCTGCCTTCAAGCTAGCAATGTCTGAAGCACTGTCGATTGCTGATGCGGCGGGTGCATCACGCAAGGCATCCTTTGCTGTTGCAATAGCAGTTGTGCTGGTGCCAGCCTCTAGTGCCTTCATTAGCTCAACGTCTTTAGCCGCAAGCAATGGCGCACGAACTTCCCGAATTTTATCACGGAAGATTTCCTTTGCCTTAGTCATGTCCTCTGAAATAACAGAGCCTGACAATGACCATGCACCACGAAAGTGACGGTCAGAAGGTACGGTTGCTGTAGAAGCATCAATCTGATTACCGTCCTTATCTACGATGTATGTTGTTACTGCCATTAGGTTTCTCCTCTTAGGCTGCTAAATCAGTGACTGTTAGTTCTTCAGTAATTTTCCAAGCGTTGCGCCACTCACGAGTGCTTGGTAACTGTTCTTTGCGGCAGATAACCAACTTGGGTTTGTTGCCTTCGTTCCAAGTCTGCCATACAGACTGTGGACAATCCTTCATAATTAGGTATTCGATTGCTTCTTCCTCAGTCATCGCTGGTACAGGCTCAGTGTTGTGCAGCAAGTAACCACGAGTGTGCTTCTTGAAGTCAGGCTGCGCTTCATCCTTTGCCAACTCGTGATACACCCAGACAGGTGGTAAAATACCGCCCTGCAATGCACACGCCATCCAGTTAGGGTCAGGCACAAGTATCTTGGCGCACTCATCAACGCTGTCCTCATAGACTACACGATAGTCTGACTGCACACCTTCTAGGTTTTCCTTTGCCCAGCAGAGGCGGTCAAATAGATGTGTGCCTTGAAACTCAGGTGTCTGCATTATGCTAAGTCTCCGTGTACTGCGCTGTTTATTACTACTACGTCCGCTGCTGCGGTTCTGTCGTTGTTAAAGCCAACAATCCCATATTGGCTAGAAGTGTTGGTGGTGTTGTATGGCATTTGCAAAACATAGCCTATTGTATTAGTTGAGCCTTCTTGTCCTGTTGTTGAGTAATTCCCGTTATTCATACTATTAGTAAATGCAAGAGTGGTTACGCCAAGACCACCATCTGTGATTGAGGCGACATTGAAACTGTCTCTATTGGACTGTGTGCTTGTCTGATTGGTATTAGCCCAAGCCTTCACACTACCATTAACAACGTAGTCTGTAGTAAGTGACCCTGCGGTCGAATGGGTCAGTGTATCCGCTGCGATTGTTCCAGCCATTATGCTAGGTCTCCTGTTACTTGGATGCCAACATAATGTAGGTCTGAGTTTGTTGTATTATTTGCGTAGCTATTTTTCACACGGACAGAACCTGTTTGCATCATTGATGTAGGGTCTTGGCTGGCCGGAGTAGATAGCCAGTTTGATTGCGCCACGCTAGTGCCAGTAGAACCAGACCACATATAATTTCCACTAGACAAAGAATTAGAAAAGTTAACGGTTTGGTCTCCGGTCGCATTATCCGTAATGCTTGCAAGATTAAAACTATCCCTAGCTGTAGGAGTACCCGTACCGTCAAAGTTAACCCAAGCCTTCGCCAGCCCCTGCATCACATCGGTTGATGAGCCAGTGAGACCAGAGATGTTCGTTACTTTTAATGTACTCATGCTAAGTCTCCTATAATTGACGCAAAAGCACCAAATAAATCAGCGTCTGCCCCTGCACCGTTTTGGTCTGAACCGTAGCGTACATTTAATTGAACTTGTGTTGTAGATGGTGTAACGCTACCTTCCATTTGCATACCAGATATTCCCCTCTCCGGTTGCGTTTGCTCGTTTGTAGCCGTCCTATTGTGAACCCCACCAAGAAAACATCTGTCAGTTGTTGAAGAATATGCGTTAGCAAATGCGCTGGTATAATTGCCGCTAGAGTTATCTGTTAAACTGCTTTGGTTTAGGCTTCCGCGTACAACGGAATTTATGGCTTCGTAGTTTATCCAGTATTTAGCAGCTTCCTGCTTTGTCAGCGTAACCGGACTACTGCCATCACTCGCTACAATTGTATCTGTTTTGATTGTACTCATTATACCACCGTCCAAGTTTCACCAGTGCCGACTGTTACCGTCACACCAGTATTGATTGTGATTGGTCCAGCCGACATTGCGTTCTTGCCATTTGTAATTGTGTAATTTGTGGTCACTGTTTGACCATTCTCATAGAATATCTGGTCAGAGCCACCGCCTGTTGCACCAGCCGAAATCCCTGTCAAAGAAGAACCGTCACCAGTGTAACTTGTTGCCGCAACAGTACCGGTTACTGTTATGCCTGTAGCTGTTGTTTCAATTTTTTTAGCATTGTTATGGTAGAGTTCAACCGCACCATCATCAATAAATTTAGCAAGAGTTTCACCAGAACCATCAATGTTGAGAGTACCGGTTACGGCTACATGACCATCTGTACCGTCCCAATGAATTTGCAAATCAGAACCATTACCAAACTTTGCCTTTACGTTGTCACTGAAAGACAAGTCACCGGATGTCTTCGTATCCGCTGCATCTGAACGAAGAAACTGTGAACTGTCGATGGAATCTAGAGTTGCAGCATTACCGCCATTTGCAGACGTAATAAACCCGCTATCATTGTTGAAGCCGGAAATATTGATATTCCCTTTGGTTAGCTTCTTTTGATTACCGACTGCATCGACTACAGCAAAGAAGTCACCGTCACCATCCGAAGTTGACGTGGTGAGTTCGTTTAGGTCGAGAGAAAGGGTGTGTGTAATCCCCTCACCCGAAGTAGCCCCGGTAGAGTCGATACCAGTACCGCCAGTAATAGTACCAACGTAGTTTCCAGTCGTGTCGGTTCCCAGTGCAACAGAGTTAGCCTGAATCGTAGCTGTGCCTGTTACGTTGCCTGAACCGTCAAATGAAGCAGATGTCCATACTACATCGCCAGTCATTCCAATGGTGCGGCCTGTTGCAAGGGCGGTAGCCGTAGCAGCGTTGCCCGTAGTGCTTCCAGATGTCCCAGATACGTTTCCTGTCACATCCCCTGTTAGTGCAGCCGTTATTGTTCCGGCAGAAAAATTGCCACTTGCATCGCGGGAAACAATAGTGTTTGCCGTGTTTGCATTAGTGGCATTGGATGTAACTGTAAATGTTGCGCCTTCAGCACTTGCTGAACCAGACAGACCCACACCGCTTACCGCTCCGGTTGCAACGTAGTTGCCGGTTGTTTTCGTACCTAGAGCAACCGCGTTGTTGGCGATACCTGC